AGTTACAACTGGAGATTGTGCCGCTTCTACCGCTTCGGTCGCGATAGGAGCTTCTGATGTTATGTCAGACACTTTTTCCTCCTGTGTTGTTGTTTCCTCAGCGGTTGCTTCGGAATTCTCTGATGTTTCACTCGCAGCAACTTCCGCCACTCTTGCAGAATCAATTGCTGGCTCGGTTACTAGTGAAACTTCTTGTAAGGAACTTGCCTTAATGCGTAGCACGCCTTCCTCATTTTTCCACTCGTTGATTTTTACACCAACGCTAAATCCATCTCTTAAACCTTCAGCTGCTTCTAATAAAGAATCATCGCCCGCAATAGTTGCTGCGACTTTGAAGGTTGCTTCAATACCTGACTCATCAGCTGTAATGTCAATTAACTTGCCAATTGGTCGTGTGCGATCATGCTCTAGTAATAACTTGACAGGCTTTGAGAAATCAATGCTGTCTTTTTCAAATATGGTAGCACCGGCACTTGTAAAACCTTTTTCATCCCAAGAAACTATTTTTCCTGAGATTGTGCGCTTTTTGCTATCGGCTGCGGTTAGTGTTACTGGGAAATTAATCTTCATCGGATTAAGTCCTCTTCCTCTTGGATTTGCTCAACGCTCATTGCGCCGATTCTGTTTAGTATTTCATAAACTTGCGCACGCTCTAAAGCAGAGCCACGCAAGAAATCATCTATATCAAATCGAGTTTCAATACCATTAGGGCAAAAATCGGCTTGAGATAATCTTTGTTCTATCGCCGTTAAAATCGGACGAAGCGAGAAGTCAATAAGTGCTTTTCTTTCGGCTGTCATGTTTGAATAAGTCATTGATGTAGTTTCAGCAGAAACAAATGATGCTGGAATGCCGGATGCTCTGCTAATTTCCAGAGCGAGGTATTGACGCGCCTCATTGAGCTGAAGTTTGGCTGGATCAAAACCTAGTGCTTGCAATTCAACATCAGCATTTAAGAATGCAGTTGATCTTGTTGATCTTGATGCTTTCCATGACTCTAATAATTTTGTTATACGCTCTGGAGTTAAATTTGTGCCATTTGATTTTAATACCATTTGTGGCATTGGCTCTTTAGCATACATTTCAGCTGCTTTTTCTAATTCTGCTGCTGCTTTAATTGTGCGACCTGCTCGATTAAGTATTCCTTCATCTAATCCATTAAATACAATTAAAGATCCAATTCCAAATGGTGGCACTCGCTTACCATCAACTGTGTAATAATCAATTTCAGTTGAATTAGCATTTAATGAAGCATAAACTCTATTTGGCGCAATTCTTGTCCATGCTCTAATTCTTGAAGCATCAGTTGCAGCATAAGAATCCATTACCATTCCATAAGCAACGCCATAAAGTAATAAATCCTCAGCGATCCAAGCATAAATTGCTGAACCTGCAACTCTTGGATCTGGTTGCATAATTACGCGATTTGGTCTTACATGCTCATTTGTAAAATGATTGTATTGCTCTAAAGGTAATGATCCGACAGTTGAGCAAATTATATTTCTAGCGCGTGCACCTGATGGAATAGCCATATATTGCTCGCGAGTTGCAGTTGTTGTTCCAAATAAAATTCCGCCAACTAATTGTTGAGCGTTGTATGGTGAAAGTGATGCAGCTACATCAACTGGATTTTCTTGCGTTGCTCTAAATCTATCAAATAATCCCATTAGCATATAATATACCATAAAGTCAATATATTATGCTATTTGAATATCAACCTCAGTTTCTGGTTGTGTTGCAAAATAAGTTGCAAGGCTACTGGCTACCGCTGCACAAACCGCGACCCTACTGGCTCTCCTGCCAATAATCCAACTTCCATCGCCATAAGGCAATTTAGCAGCTGATAATGTTTGTTGAGTTAATTCCTCTTGCCCGCCATGTTGGAGTCTATGGCTATTTATAGCTCCGAGCCATCTATCGCAACTTTCTGCATAAATAGCTCCATCCATGTCAGTAATTGGGATTCCGGCTGGAACGAGCCTACTAGCAACGGCTTGAGCTGTTCTCTTGCTATAGGCAACAGTCTGAACATTATATTTTCTAACATAGGGAGCAAGATCATTTGCTACCGCTAAATCATTTATTGAATAATCATTTGACCAAGTATGAAGTAAAACTAAATTAAACTTTTCTCCTGGTAGTTTTTGAGTAGCAACTAGAGCTGCATATTTTCTATCTGGCGACAAATCAAGTCCAAGCCATGTAGGTTTGTCAGGGTCTAATGGTATTGGGTCAACCTTGCATAATTCCCACTTTTGTGCATCAATAGCTGAGTTAATGGTATCAACCCATTGAGCTAATACTTCAGTTCGTACAATATCTGGTGGATCGTTAATTACCGCTTTTAAGTTATCTGGATGGATTGTAATTCCTAGCGATGGGTTGGCTTGAGCAAATGCTGGCCAGTTAATATCGCCTGACGGAAGGGTAATCGGCGCATCTGGTTCGGCACTCCATTCAAACCAACCTATCGGGTCATCAGAACCAGCACTCGCTGCTAGTGCTCGTTCCCTCAACTTGTTCAGGATGATTGAATGTTGATCACCGGCTGAACTGTAAATCCAAACTTGCGGATTCTTTGCTGCCATCATTGAATAACGCATTGATGACCAGGCATCCTCATCTTTATATTCTCTCAATTCGTCTAAATGAATCGTTTCAGGCTTTGATAAACCTCTAGCTGCATTATTGGCAGCTTTTACAACAAATCGTCTATTACCTTTGAGTTCGATTTCCTCTGCACCATGTTGCCATCTAATTTTTTTTACTTCACTAGCCAATTTGTCATTCTGCTCAATATGGCCAACTATCTGTCTAAATGTTTCAAGCGAGGTTGTAAGCCTATGAGCGGATGCAAGTTGTAAGCCTTCGCCCCAAACATACATTCCTGTCAAAATTCTGAGCATCATTAAAGTTGACTTACCTTGCTGCCTAGCCATGATTAAGCCAAGTTCAGAATGAGCCCACCTACCATCTGGTCGGATTTTATGGCCATGAATGCACACGAACTTCTGCCATTCCATCAGCTGTAGGCCGATCTCACTAGCAAAATCGATCATTTCATTACCTTTGGTCGGTAAATCATTGAGTTTTGAGTGAATTCGTGGAGTTTGCACACCTCCTAAATCCGATTGAGCCTTAATTGAGTCGATCAAATCTTTTTCAAAATTGTTCAAAGCGATCCAGCCTGATCGTGAGCGATCGAAGTGTTTTGTGGGTTAGAAAAGGAAAGGGGGGTCGGTGGTCTCCTCTTGCTCACAAAAAACCGCCCACCCTTTGCAAAATTACATTTACGACAAGCACAAACTAAATTATCATCACTATCAGTTCCTTCTAGCCTTCTTGGAATTAAATGATCGACTGTATCTCCATACTGTCCACAATAGAAGCATGTGTAATTATCTCTAGCCAAAATGCGTGGTCTGATCTTGTCATTCCAATGCCTTGTTCCAATAGCTGACTTACCCATCAATACCAACCCTTAGCCTTATGGTGTGCGAGCGCAGTACACGCGCATCCATCATACCTTGCTTCTAGATATTTAAGTCCAAGATCAATCTGTTTAATAGGATCTTTCTCTTTACTCTTAAGTATCTGGAATAATCCATATGCACTTGACTTAGGATTCTTGGCTTTGTAATTCCATCTTGATTCTTTATATACAATTTCATCTAAACAGTAAAACTGTTCAAAGTTGTAATTCATCTTATGGAATGTTATTTGTTTTAATGTATTAACCCTTAATTCTTGAGATTGTGCTACATCTAAAGCAAAGGTTTGTAAAACAAACAGAGCTCCCCCGACTAGCCAGCACCTCGCGAGCTGAGCCTTACGGGCTCGCGTTTTTGCCTTTAGGGCAAATACTTGCCTAGAGCGTATCAGATCCATGCAACCTACCTTCCGTTAGATTAACAATACCATCTCACTATGTGGACTATGATTTACATCACATAGAATTGACAACTGTATCGATAGTCATCCATTTCTTGCCATGATTCATCATAACCTGCTGGGCTCATTTATACCTACGATCTAATAATTTGAAAATTAGAAAGGTATTGATTGAACCAGCAAGGTAACCAAGCCATACAGCTATAACTTCACTCATTTAGATTTACCTGCCCATCCATCACCTTTGAAAACTAAGCCCGGAGCTGAGTACAACCTATTCATAGCAATCTTGCATTTAGGGCAATCCATACCCGGATCATCCTCTTTGTAAGTTCTATGGACAGATCCATAAGTGCCACATTCTCTGCAACTGTATTCGTATGTTGGCATTATCTCACCTTCGCAATCCCGGATTGACGCAAAGCATTTATATTTTCTACTCCAACGGCTATCAAATAAGTCGTGTACATAATGCGCTTGGAAGAGCCATCAGGTCTTTCATAAAACATTTTGTAAGGCAATTTTACAATTGCTGCATCTGAATCCCAGACACGATCCACCCAGTAAGCGTTTGAATTTGGGAAAATCCCAACGCCATTATTATGATCTAAAAACTTATTAGCCCATAAAGTTGCTTTGGCAAATGGTGGATTACACCAAACTCGACCATACCAATTTTGTTCTAAACCATTGTCATTTTTTGTAAAGTAATTAAAAGCAGGAACATGTGAACCAATGTTGTCAATTGGAGCTGCAACATCCAAATCAAATTGTAATCCCAATTTATCAAAAACCCATTTGGGAGTGTAATGCTCATTTGGCAAAGGCAAATCGTGATATTGATTCATCATTTAGCTCCAATCAATTCGCATGTGTGGCACGCTTTGGATGCAAACTTCCACATACCACACTTTTCGCATCTAGCAATATCTGAGTCAGGAACATCCAACGCTTCAACGACATTCTTAACCCCTACGCATCCACAATCCATACATTGATACAACTTGAAGCCATCTGGCATATCAGTAGCATCAAGCCATAAAAACTCTGTATCGCGTTTGCAACCATTACATTTGAACCTAGTTGGATTCGTCATAATTGATCAATTCGTGGCATTTGAAACATGTGCCATCCTTAAAGATTCGGTCGTCATCGCATACTTCGCATTTGACAATCGATTCCTCTAAATGAACACCATTATCATCCATAACAACCTGTAATCCTTTACCATTTATAAAGGCTATGTAACCCACTATTCAACCCCCTCAAAGAACCATTTGCCATTGGCTGTCATCTTTGCCCATTTAGCATGCTCGGTAACTTTGCCTTTGCAAACATATCCATAATATGGCTTACCTGTTTTAGATATGCCTTGCTTAAGAATATGACCATGTTCGCAAGCTGGTGGCTCATTTGGCGTTGATGCACCAATTTGATCTACAACTTCAGAAACAGACCAAGCCTGTGGATCATCTTGCTTATTCTCAACTGCAAATGAAGCTCTTAAAGCATCCTCAACTGCTGCTGATTTTGAACCCGGTGATCCGTAACGCCTTTCCTGTAATTTCTTTTCATATTGATTAGGAGCAGCATTTACCTTAGCCATTTCCTCTCGTGAAGCGCGTTTGCCTTTAGCAGCGAAACCAGCATTTGCGAGCGCACGACCGATCGCTGAAGTCTCACAATTTTCCAATGCAGAAGTGCTATTAACACCCTTTTCCGTAATGATCTCAAAAGCAAGACCAGTTGCGCATGGCTTCTGA